AAGTTCCTGAAGGAACAGAACAATTTGATAAAGTAACTGAAATGATTGCTAAATTAGAAAGCGATTCAGCACCAAATATTTTTACTAGCGTTATTAGTGGATTTAAAAAGGCATCTAAATTTATGAGCGAACCATTAGCACTCAATTTTGACCAAGATGGCATTAATGAAATGGATAAGACTTACCAAAAAACATTTGCGCTGATAAGGAAAAACTTCGGAAGAACACTCACTCCTGATGAAAAAGAAAATAGAAACGCTTTAAAAGAAAGAAAAAAGTTTTTATTAGAAATGCAAAAAACTTCAAGTGGCGCACAATTTGGTAGTGTAACAAAACAAATAGAAGCAATAAATCAAGAATTATCAGATATAGATGATAAAGCAATACAAGGTGTTAGAAAAAAATATAGAGATTTGTATGGAAATTTAGGCGAAATGGAAAAAGCATTCAAAGAAGGAATGGATAACAAAGAAGCCATTTTAGGCATAGAAACTTCAATGGGAAAGGTAAGTAACCAAATTGCCGAAGCAGAAAAAAATATGGAAATTTTAAATAAAAGAGCCGAAATGCATCCCGATTCTGCGGCTTTTGATGCTTTGATAGAACAACAAGAAGAACTAAATAAATTAGTTGAACAACGAGAAAATTTACAAGAGGCTTTAGTTTCTCAGCAAGCACAAGGTTTAGGACAAAAGGCAATATTACAACAGATAGAAGCACAAAAAGCCTTAATAAAAGAAAAAGAAAGATACAATTCAATTTTAGATGATGAGATTCTTTTAGCAGAACAACGAATTAAATTGATTGAAGAAGACCAAAAGTTGCGACCTGACCCAAATAATGCTCTATTAATACAAGCACAAGAAGAAAAGATTGCAGGATTTATGGGTCAAAAAGCAGAAACAGAAGAACTGATTGCTGAAGATGAAGGAAAACTAAAAGAAGCGGAAGAACAATTAGAAGTTCTAAAAGAAATAAGAGAAAACTCATTAGATAAAATATTAGAAAAGCATCCATTCTTTAGAGGAATAAATAAATTAAGAAAAGGATTAATCAAAATTATTCCTATGCTTGGACAAGCCCTAAGAGCATTTATGATGGGATTCATATATGTAAGCATAGCAATATTAGGAGTTTTAGCCTTAGTAAAAACTTTTGGCCCAATAATTAAAGATGTTGTAACATCAATTGTTACTGCTATCTCTCCTATTATTGGATTTATAACACAAGCAGTCAGTCAAATATTTGAAGGAATTAAGTTAATATTTGGTGCTTTCTTTGGAGACGGAACTTTTGAAGATGCTATTGACGGTTTATTACAAATAGCGTTTGGTATTGTTAAAGTTGGATTAGGAATATTAGGTCTTGCATTAGTGGCACTAGGAGGATTTATTGTAGAGGGGACAAAAAGGGCACTCAAAGGAATAACATCATATGTATTTGGTATGTTTAGGGATGGTAAAACTTTCTTAAAGCGTTTAAGTGTTATATTAGCAATAGCAGGAACTATTGTTGCTTTAATTATGGGTGCGCCAGTAGCATTAGCGGTTGTTATTGGT